AATAACGTTAAACATAACCATGAATATAATAGATACTAAGAAAGCAAGAAAAGATTTTATAAATAATTTGCAAAAGTTAGCACAACAGAAGATAACCAATATGGATTCATCTCCATTAAAAGCATTGGTTTTAGCAGTTGCAAATGAATATATTGATAAATATACAATGATTCAATATTCATCAACTTTTACTATTCCTGTATCTAGTCTTGAATTAACAAACCAAGTTAATAATCATTGTAGAAAAATATTAATTGATGATTATGATTATTCGGGTTTTGTAAGGATTGGTGAGTGGAATATACGCGTTGATGATTTTGAACGTGTTATGTATAAATTATATAAACTTGCTATGACTATAACTATACCTACAGACCTACCAAAAGTTTATAATACTTCCATATAACAAAGTTAATATTTTTATAAATAAAACACAAAAAATCATGTTGTGTGTTATTATACCTTCCAATATATCCTTTACAATACATAATAAACACACAGACTGAAGGAAATGTTCAAGAGTGTGAGAAATTTTGTGATGACGGATTGTCTTACTTACATCGCGGACCGCAACTACATCAAAAAGGCATGTCACATTCTTGTACACAAGCTGTTTGATAAGTTGGGCATTTCTATCCGACCCTGTTATGATAAGGGAACGTTGAGAGAATTTGGTAATATAGATAAAGTCCTTGAGATAATATTTACTTTTTTGTCGCGTTCCTATATTACGATGTAACTTTCATAATTAAAAACATTTTTGTAAATATTAATTATATGAATAATAATAATAATAATAAAAGATATAGTGTAAAAAAAGTTGATGTTAAAAAAGTTGATGTAAACAAGGTTGATATTTTTATAAGTAAGACGGGTAAAAAACATAAAACAAAATATGGATTACCATTTCAATGCGTTGAATTGATTAGACGATTTTTTTCAATAATTAAAAATGTTTCATTTCCATCTGTTGTAGATGCAGTTGAATTTTTTAATGTAATAGAAACATTAGAAAATAGTGAAGATATATACAGATTAAAAACATATTCATATCCATATACAAAATCGTATTCATACTACCTAAAACCTGGTTCTATTATTTTTTGGAAATACAAAAAAACGTATTTTCCATATGGACATGTTGCACTTATTGTAGACAGTAATGAGAAAGAGACTACAATTATACAACAGAACCTAAATCCCCCTGTTAAGAAATATGATACTAAAACATTATTTGATAAGATGAATGTTAGTAATAGTAAATTTGCAGGTATAAAAACTATTCCCAAAATACTGTCTAAAGATATACATAAAATTGTTTTTGATGTGGTTCACGTATAACCTTTATAATTTATAATCAGTAATAAAAGCCATACAATCACAATAATACATAAACCATATAATCCTCTTGATATGAAATACATTGTGCTATATCCTGGTTCAGCACGTGTATCCAATTTAAGTTTGTTTATTGTATACTTTTGTACTTTTACGCCAATATCATTTTCCCAATGTTTTTGATTTTCAGTTTCTGGAAATAGTTGATAACATAGTGGTTCATTATATACATATTTTGTAAATTTTGTTGCTATATACAGGTCCCAATCCTTAATACTTCTCTTATCATCTTGTAAAACTTTATCAATACATTCACGGGAATAAATCATAGCATGTGTACCTCCACCAAGTAAACAGATGCTTGTAGTATTATTATATGCACTTTGTAAAAACGGTAAAAGTCCCAATGCATATACATCATAATTCTTATTATTTATAAAATTCATAATATTTTGTTGCACCTTTATATCTTTTATTTTATCATTAAACATAAAATCATCTTCAAGAATCAATATATTATTATAATTTTTTTGTTGTGCATCTTTAAAAATGTGCCAAAATGCATCTATAAGGTCTAATGGTGGTGTATTTATATAATCATCTTTCTTACACTTCCTATAACCTTTATTGTATAATATAAATACATCCTTAGTGGGCCTAAACTTGTTTAATTGTTCTTTGACACTATCTAATCGCCCATTATTCTCCAAGTGGATTATATATGTTGCATCTATATCTAATAGTGCACTATGTCCATCAAATTCTATTTTTTCAAATCTGTAGCATAACTCATTGGCTTTTCCATTTTCTATATATGTTCCACTTTCCATATCTACCTTTGAATTTATAAATATAATTTATACTTATAAATTATAAATTACATTATACCTTAAAAACAGTTATAAAAAGCCATACAACTAAAATAACACATAAACCGTATAACCCTTTTGACATTATGTACATAGTATTATATCCTGGTTCAACTTGTACATCTAATTTTAATAGTTTTATTATATGTAATAATGTCAAAATAAATATATTTCTATCCCAGTGTTTTTGATTTTCTGTTTCTGGAAATAGTTGATAACATAATGGTTCATTATACATATATCTTGTAAATGTTGTACCAGTAAAATAATCCCAATCTTTAATACTTTTTCTATCTTTTTGTAATGTTTTATTAATACATTCACGCGAATATATCATAGCATGTGTACCTATTCCTATAATATTTATATTTGTACTATTATCATATACCTTTTGCATAATTGGTAAAGTTCCTAAACCATATACATCATAATTCTTATTGCTTATAAAATTCATAATATTTTGTTGCACTTTTTTATCTTTTATCCTATTACTAAAAATAAAATCATCTTCTAAAACCAATATATGTTTATAATTTTTTTGTTGTGCATCTTTAAAAATATATAAAAATGCATCTACTAGATCTAGTGGTGGTGTCTTTATATATTCCTCTTTTTCACACGTCCTATAACCTTTATTATGTAGTATAAACACATCCTTGGTGGGCCTAAATTCATTTAACTGTGCTTTTACACTATCTAAACGCCCATTGTTATCCAGATGTACTACATAAGTTGCATCTATATCTAATAAAGCATTTTTGAATTCTAACTTTTCAAATTGGTAGCATAACCCATTGTTTTTATCACTTTCTATATACTTTACACTTTCCATATATATGAATTTATAACTATAAACTATACTTATAAATTAATTTATTTAGATTATATTCTAAAAACAGTTATAAAAAGCCATACAACTAAAATAATACATAACCCGTATACTCCCCTTGATGCGATGTACGCAATACTATATCCTGGTTCAACTTGTGTATCTAACTTTAACAATTTTATTATTCCAACTACATTTTTACCCCAATATTTTTGATTTTCTGTTTCTGGAAATAGTTGATAACATAATGGTTCATTATACATATATTTTCTAAATGTTTGTCCAGTAAAACCGTCCCAATCTGTAATACTTTTCCTATCTATTTGCAATGTTTTATCAATACAATCACGAGAATATATCATAGCATGAGTTGCTCCTCCGTATAAACTTATACTTACATTATTATTATAGGCTTTTTGTAAAGCAGGTATACAACCAAGTGCATATATATCATACTTCTCTCTATTTATAAAGTTCATAATATGTTGTTGCACTTTTTTATCTTTTATCCTATTACTAAAAATAAAATCGTCTTCTAAAACCAATACATGTTTATAATTTTTTTGTTGTGCATCTTTAAAAATATATAAAAATGCATCTATAAGATCTAATGCAGGTTTATTTATATATCCATCTTTATCGCATTTTTTATAACCTTTATTATGTAGTATAAATACCTCTTTAGTCGGCCGAAACTCGTTTAACTGATTCATTACGCTATCTAAACGCCCATTGTTCTCCAAGTGGATTATATACGTTGCATCTATGTTTAATAAAATATCTTTACTGTTATTAAAATATATCTTTTCAAAATGGTAGCATGACCTATTGGTTTCTTCAGTGTGCCTACTTTCACTATACTTTCCACTTTCCATATACCTTACATCGTCCATATACCTTACATTGCCTATATACCCTACATTGTCCATATCTATCAATTTATAACTATAAACTATGCTTATAAATTATTTTAGTTTATATACTAAATTGCTAAATAGATACAATATACTAATATACCAGTATACCAATATAACTAATACATAAAAAATATATATAAGTACGTATTAGTTATAGTATATAAGTAAACATGACTCAACAACCAAAAGTATATATTATTGGTGCATTAAAAAATAGTAATATTCCAGATATAGCGCAACATCTCAGACCAAAATATGATGTTTTTGACCAATGGATAACACCAGGTCCTGAAGCAGACCAATATTTATTTGATTATGCTAAACATAGAGGTTGGAATTATAAAGAAGCACTAACATGTTACGCTGCCAGAAATAATTTTGAATTTGATAAAAGACATATTGATTCGTCGGATATTGTTATTATGGTAATGCCATGTGGTAAATCTGCGCATTTAGAATTAGGTTATTCAATTGGTGCAGGTAAGGAAGCGCATATTCTATTTGACAAAGAACCAGAACGTTTTGACTTGATGTATAATTTTGTACCAGTTGAAAATATCCACTTTTCTATAGAATCGCTTAAGACAAGGTTGCTTATAGATTGATGTAAATTTTATTTGTAAGTTTATTTATAAATATAATCTAATTTTTTATTACACTTAAATTATAGTAATGACTGATAATGTTGATAATGTTGATAATGATGTTATTGTTGATATTGATGATGTTAATAATACAATTGAATTAGAAAGACGTATGGATGGAGACGGGGAAGGGTTAGGAGCAGGATTGGATGTAGGAGCAGGAGATTATTTTAAGGATATACATTGTAATGGTATTAATAAAATAGCAGAACAAAAAGATATAAGTAGTTTTATACCCGAAATAGATGAAAGTTATTTGCCAATGGAATGTAGAAAAAAAATTATACCATATCGTTTTTATAAAGATGTTTGTGAAACTATGTATAATAAATTTGGTTATAATGATGGTAAATTATCATCAGCATTAAATGTTATTTCATTATATCTTAAAGGCCAAAAATTATTATACTTGGAAGCAAAAGCATATTGTGAACATTATCTATATAGAATGATGTTACCCGCTATAGTCATTTCATCTGCATCATCTGTAATTAGTGGTGTTTATAGTGATAATAGTACTGCTTCCAAGGCTGTGGCGGGTGCAACAGCGTTAAATGCACTAATATTATCACTTATAAACTACTTTAAATTAGACGCAAAGGCCGAAGCACATAAGATGACTGCATATTCATTTGAACAGTTAATATCTGAATGCGAGTTTACATCGGGAAAAATATTATTAAGTAATATAAATGAAAATGATAATTATGATAGGAACAAAAGAATAAAAAAACGAGAGGAAAAAGGCAATGAGGAAAAGGGCAATGAGGAAAAAAGCAATAAGAGCAATGAGGGAGGTATTAAATATGATATCTATTATATTCAAGACTTTATAAACAATATTGAAAAAAAGGTAAAGGAGATAAAAGAAAAAAATCAGTTTATAATTCCCGAAAAAATTAGAAATAGATATCCAAATATATGCAATAAAAATATTTTTATGGAAGTTAAAAATATGAATATAAATGAAATGATATTATGTAATCAGTTAAAAGTAATAGGTATTGAAGAAACTGATTATAATAATAGAATTATTCTTGGTGATAGAACCTCCGAAGTATACGAACATCGTAGAAATGTTTATAAAATTAGAAATAAAAAAATAGAAGAAATAATGGCATATAGAAAACAAAAAACGAAATATGATAAAGATATAACGTGTGAATTAGAAAATAATAAATATAAACATTCTGGTTGGATCTTTTATTAACTTTTATTAACTCTTATTAACTTATTAACTTTTATTAACTCTTACTAACCTAATTATAATTGGGTTCTATTATTAGTAAGACCAATACGCTGTGCTTCAGCATTAGTTAATGTACCTGCATTTCTTGCTTGTATTTGTGCTTGTCTTGAAGGATTTGCTAAAAATCCATTAGAATTCATTATGTGTCCATTTGATACATAGGTTCTACTTGCTTTTTTTAGAAGGTATAGTAGAAGTAGAAAAATTGAGAGTGCCAGAAATAGAGCCAGAAACTGAAAGTTTTGGGAAAGAGGGTTTGAGAAACATCAAAGTATATATAACTATATTTAGAAAAATAATTTTTATTAAATTTCATCAACTAATTTTTGATGTTTTACATTTTTAGATGTATTATTGTTTAAGAAATATTGATATAACAATAACAAACTGGATATTCCAAGAAATATTAGTGATAATACAACATATAAATCAAAATGTTCATTAAAGAACAGGAATGAAAATAGTAATTGTATAATCCTACGTAATAAATCTAAACTACTCATTAAAATATTTGCAGGTATAACATCATTTTTATTGTTTAAAATATAAATTTTATTATACATATACAATTGTAATCCAAAAGCAATTAAAAAGTAAATAAATATTGTTAATGAATTTATAGGCGGTTTGTCATTTATAGTATAGTGTATTGATGGTATTATAATAATGAAAAAATAAACAATTTGAAAGAATATTTGATAATCAATATTTGAAATATTATATTTTTTAATTGAATATTCTATAAGATTATTATAAGTTGCATTTATAAAACATGTTACGTAAATAATTATTGTATTATTTATTATATCTTTTACTTCTTCTTCTCCTTCACCTTCGGTACCTATTCTATTTGTTGCATTATATAAATAATTTGCAATAATTATACTATGAGATATTACTAAAAATAGAGTTCCTAGTAAATAAATATTTGTTATTTTTTTATGTAATAAGTATTTAAAATATGGTATGTTAAATAGTATAAATCCTGAACGTAAGATAGTATAGTAACTAAGTGTCATAGTATTTATTGCATAAAATAATAGAACTGTTTCAATAGTGTATAGTACACCTGTTATAAATGGAAAAAGCAATTTTATTCTATTTTCATGTTTGCAATAGTTTTTTACAACTTCCCTATTTTCTTTCTTATATAAAAGTGCAAAATATATTGGTGTTAATGAAATACTTAGCAAAATATTAAACCATGCATTTTTATAATTATATTCATAATTTATATACTTCATACATATTAAATACTCTGATAATGTAAATACAAAAAATATACTGTTTATTAATAACCCCAAATTCATACTTATTATAATCTCCTTT